CACTCTCCGGAGTGTGTTTTGTTTTGAGTGTGATATCATATAGTCATATGAAAATAAACAGACAAACAATTACGGAGCTACATCGTTTAACAGGCTTAGTAGTAACAGCTGAGGAGAAAGCGAGTGAGATCCTCCGGACCGCTCAAGATCGATTTAATCATGTGGAGGAGACTTTTGAGCGAGACGGTAAAGAGATCACGGTCAAGCGTAAGGTCTTATGGGATGAGGTGTTTTATCTGGGAGCTAAAGATAACCAGGCGGCTATCATCCTCCAGCAACATCATCCGGAGGTATTCGAGGCGTACAAGGTCCAAGAGGATGCGGCTGGAGATCTCCAAAAGTTTGTCTCGATGGAGATGGATATGGATATGAAAAAAATGCGGATCTCTGATTACGTTACCCTGACTGAGGGTATCATCGATATCAAGCTGGACGAGAGGACTGGATCTAAAAAAGCATAATGATTTACTTTAAGATCCGTACTAAGTTAAAAGATACGCTCGGTCCAGAGATGGCGAGTAACGGTCAGTATGCTCTCGAGCATATCCTCGATGCTATCGGTCGAGTCAATCCGTCAGCGGTCACTTGGGTACGGTCTCAGACTAACGATAGTAAGATGCTCGTCGAGGCTGATCTTATCGAGCTGATCACTCTCTGGAGATATGGCTGGGAGCTCAAGGATCAAGATATGCGAGCTCAAGCGATAATCTGTAAATTACTGGATATAAAGATATGAGATACTTTAGTACATTCTCTGGGATCGGAGGTTTTGAGCTAGGTATTGAGCGAGCTTATGAAATCGTACGTCATGCTAACGGAGGTCAGAACGGAGGAGGCAAAAAGAATACGCCGGGAGACGGTCGGAAAGGATTACTGTCCCAGGCGAGGGAAAAAGCTAGTACCTCGAAACGATCAGCTAGTAAACGCCGTGACGACCAGTCTGACTCGAGACCATTATGTGTTGGTTTCTCCGAGATTGATAAATACGCCGCCGAAACTTATCAAAAACACTTTAAGGATCACAAAAACTATGGAGACATCACAGAAATCAACGAAAAAGAATTACCAGATTTTGACCTCTTGGTTGGAGGATTTCCTTGTCAATCGTTCAGTATTGCGGGGAAGAGAGGCGGGTTTAGCGATACAAGAGGGACGATGTTCTTTGAACTCGCTCGGATTATTAAAGAAAAACAGCCACGCCTTTTTGTGTTTGAGAACGTTAAAGGGCTACTATCTCACGACCAAGGGAGAACATTTACTACCATCATCACCACGCTTGATGAGCTGGGGTATGACTGTCAATGGCAGGTGCTTAACAGCAAAAATCACGGAGTCCCCCAAAACAGGGAGCGAGTGTTCATTGTCGGACATTCTCGAGGAACACGTAGACCCCAAGTATTTCCTTTCATCGGAGAGAGTGGAAAAGATTTTAAAATCTCTCCCGACAAACTTATTGAATACTCTGCCAGGCACGAAACAAGAATGTATGACAAAGTAGCACCTACAGTTCAATCAGCTTTCGGCACTGGCGGGGGTCATGTTCCATTTGTAAACGGTATACGAAAACTAACCCCCACCGAGTGCGAACGACTCCAGGGCTTTCCGGATGGCTGGACTGAGGGTCTCAGTGATACTCAGCGGTACAAGATGTGCGGTAATGCTGTCACGGTAAACGTAATCGCTGACGTGATGGAGAGGTTTATCAAATCTGTTAAAATCTAGGTATGTCAAACGAAACTAAAGCTCAGATCCTTATCCTGGTTATATTTATTATCGGGATGATTACCGGATCGATGATCACTTTATGGATCGTCTAACCGAGGAGGAGAGTAATGAGTGGGGTCAGATCCTTGATATGATAAGAGAGTCCGAGTAAGAGCTCGGAGTTAAGTACTGGAGATATCACTGAGGCGAACTGAGTCAGTCCGTTAAAAGATTGATCTTAAGTTGATACTATTCGTCTGATCAAATGATGGGCGGTGTATCACCATAAATGACGAAAGGGTCGCTCCCGATCGGTCTCAGTCCAGTACTTAACTCCGAGCTCTTTTTGTTATGTGATAATATGATTGTATGAGTAGTCAAAAAGGATATAGCGGTCGCAAGCCTAAAATCATAAACGGCGAGCCAGTGGTACCGTATAAAAAACGGCGTCACAATAGTACGCCGCTCGCTCCCGGTGGGATGACAACGTACGGACGTCCGGCTTATTATGCGTATCAGATCGAGGATCCTAAGCTCCCGGAGCCGGTGCCTATTCTTAATACTCCCGGCGGATGGTGGGCTAATAAATACAAAGTCGAGAAACTGATCGACGCTTTCCGGATGGACTGTAGTAAAAAAGAGGCTTGCTATTATGCCGGTATCAGTATCTCTCAGCTCCAGAACTTTATCGACAAACATCCTCATTTTAAAGACGTGATCGCTCACTGTAAGGAGGAGCTCGGATATCATGCTCGTCGTAATTTAGCGATATCGATTAAAGTCCGAGGATCTGTCCATACGTCTAAAGAGTACCTCGATAAAAAAGAGCATAAACAGACTCGTCTCGGTAAGCTAGGGATCGGAGGTGTTGTCGAGAATAATAATGGGATAATCTTTATGGACTTTAGTAATCCAGATCAAAAAGAGCCGGTCCCGATCGATCCGACTAAGGTGCACGTCATCGATCCAGAGGATATAACTGATACTGACGATGCAAAAAGTTAACCATCATTATAAGGATTTATTTTTACCGCCTCCCGGAGTGCGGTATTTCGTATTGATGGGAGGACGATCAGCTGGTCGATCGACCGCTGGATCTCAGCTGATAAAGACTGGTCTGTTTGATACGACTAAGTATTTCCGGTGTGCGATGATGCGTTTTATTTATGGCGATATTAAAAATAGTATTTTCCAGGATACTCTCGACCGGATCGAGGAGGATGGATCTGACGGTCTCGAGGGATACGAGGTACACGGCTCGCCGATGGGATTTACCTATAAGAAAAATAAAGTCACTGGTATCGGTTTTAGAAAATCATCCAGCGATCAAAAGAGTAAGCTCAAGTCTCTGTCTAACTATAACGTCGTCGTCATCGAGGAGGCTGACGAGATTGCTGAGGAGGATTTTATGCAACTCGATGACTCCCTCCGTACGCTCAAGTCTGACATTATGGTCGTACTCATGTTAAATCCTCCAGAAAAAAATCACTGGATTATCCGGCGGTTTTTTAATCTGATCGACGTCCCGGAGGTCGAGGGATTTTATAAGGCTGTTAAAAAGCCGGAGCTGACTGATACCGTCGTCATCTCGACAACATACAAGGAGAATATCGTTAACGTAAATCCGTCATCGATTATAAACTTTGAGCGATATAAAGAGACTCGTCCGGACTATTACTGGAATATGATCAGAGGGTACGTATCCGAGGGAGCTCGAGGTCGTATCTTTAAAAACTGGAAAACTATCAGCGATGCTGAGTTTGATGCTCTCCCGTACCCGACGACGTATGGTCTCGACTTTGGATTTTCTAATGATCCAGCGGCTCTCCTTGCGTGTAAGACTCACAATAATAAAGTCTGGTTTAAAGAGTTACTGTATGAGACTGGACTGACTAACGTCGGAGATCACTCACTGAGTAAGCGTTTCGAGGATCTCGGTCTGACTGGTCAAGATCTTATTTATGGCGATAGTGCTGAAATGAAATCTATCGAGGAGCTCTGTCAAGATGGCTGGTACGTCGAGCCGGCGGTCAAAGGTCCAGGCTCAGTAAACGCCGGGATCGACTTACTCCAGGGTCTCGAGGTGTTTTATACCGAGTCGAGCTCTAATATCGATACCGAGCGACAAAACTATAAATGGAGACTCGATCGTAATAAGCTCCCGACTGGTAATCCAGAGGATAAAAATAATCACTTGATGGATGCCGGTCGATACGTAGTAGTATCCGATCGATCCCGATCGTTTGTCGGTTTCGCTGGATGATGTGGTATTATTTTGTTATATGAGTTTATTCAAGAATATCGCCGGGATGATAACGGGTCAAAAGTATGTCGGTGTATTGCCTGGGAGTTTACCAGCGTCGACAAGATGGTCATCCAGTGATTATCTTAAGGCTCTCGATATCAGTCTGTATACTGATCGAGCTATTTCTAAGCGAGCTGAAAAAGTGGGAGAGGTGGAGTGGATAGTAAAAGATAAACTCGGTGAGCCGATCCTCGGTCATAAGGTCCTCGATGTTTTAAATTATCCTAATGATTATTTTTCTGGTCCTCAATTCTGGGGTCTATATCAAAAGTATTACGACGTCCTCGGTGTAGCGTACATCGTCAAGGATATCGGGCGTGAGTTATTCGAGTCGACTCGAGTAAAGAAACTCCATCTCCTCCGTCCGGATATGGTCAAGCCTATTTATAGTAAAGACAATTCGTATATCGATCACTATGAGTATCGGACTAACTCCGGGACTATTCGATATGAGGCTGAGCAAGTGGTAATGATCTTTAATCCAGATCCGAGTAATCCTCTCCAGGGTCGGTCACTCCTTAAGTCTGGTATCCAGACAATCCAAACGGAGGTCCAGATCAGTGCTTATCATGCTCGAGTCCTTGAGAACGGTGGTAAGGTCGAGGGAGTATTTAAGTTTAAGACTCCTCGTCTCGGTCAAGAGCAACTCCAGCAACTTAAAGACGATTACGCTAAGGAGTACGCTGACGCTCGGAAAGCTGGGACGCCTCTCTTTTTAGGTGGCGACTCTGATTATCTCCGTACCGGTCTCACTCCGGATGAGCTCTCGTATCTCGAGGCTAAAAAGATGACGCTCGAGGATATCATCATAATGACTGGAGTCCCTAAGCCGATCCTCGGATCTCTTGATGACGTACAGTTTAGTAACTCGGATGCGGCGATCCGGATCTTTTTGCGTGAGACAATTAAGCCGCTACTCAATAACCTTGCGACGTCTCTTGATCGTACTCTTGTCGGAGATGGCGAGACGCTGACGTTTGTCGATCCTACTCCAGAAAATATCGAGGAGGAGCTTAAGATCACTGAGAGCGGTATCAAAAATTACTTTATGACAATAAACGAGGCTCGTGTCCGTCACGGTTATGACGAGCTCCCGGATGGAGATGTGATTATGATCCCGTTTAACTTATTACCGCTGGGTACTGAGGCTAAAGCTAAGGCTGACGATATTAAAGTAATCAAGTCGACTAAGGAGATCGAGCATCCTCTCCGAGATGAGGCGGTACGTAAAAAGTACGGAGCCGCTCGAGCTAAAAAAGAGGACGGACAGATCACGGGTTTTAATAAGGTCGTCGAGACTTACTTTACGGAGCAACGGGACCGACTCGTCGACCAGATAAAATCTCGTAAAAGTTTTAAGGTCAAGGGATTACTTGATGAGACTTTTAGTATCGAGCTCGAGGCTAAGCTCGCTAAGGTTTCATTTATGCCATTGCTCACTCAGCTACTTGCTGAGGCTGGAGAGGATGCGATGGAGCTCGCCGGCTCGACGTTTGATTTTAATGTGACGAGTGATATGCGGTCCTGGATGGAGAGACAAATGGAGGAGACGTCAGAGGTTATAAATGTGACGACTCACAAAAAGCTGACTGGAGAGTTCGCCGCTAGTTTTGCTGACGGTGAAACTAGAGATCAGCTGATCAAACGTATTGAGGAGGCTTATGAGGGTATCAGTAAAGGACGAGCGGCGTCGATTGCTAGGACTGAGGTACATAGTGTAAATCAGTACGCTAATATTGAGGGATACCGTCAAGCTAATATGCCGATAAAAATCTGGGTATCAGTAATTGACTCTGAGACTCGAGGGATGGATATTATGGATGAGGCTGATCATGTATCACTCGACGGAGAGGAGGTACCGCTCGATATGCCTTTTAGTAATGGACTTATGTACCCGGGCGATAAACGGGGT